CAAGATATATTCCCTTAAGTCATCAATCTCTGTTAACGGAAATGAACTTGTGTATTTACTTGTGACTGTACCTTGTGTAATGTTTTCGGTTGCTCCTTTAAGGGTTACACTTTGCCCTATACTTACTTGTAATGTTCGTGATACTTCGTAACCTAATCCTGCCTTTGTCTTGATTACTATTTTATTTTTTGCAACGCTTACTTTTTCCCATCTTTCGTCTACGTCTTTTACGTATATGTATATAGGCTCTGTATCGATTGTGAATTTTATTTTTTTTATGTCTTCGAGCCTTATATCAGTTCCCGTGATTGTTACTGTAGCTGGAGTTTCGCAGGTTAAGATGTCATTTCTGCCGTATTTTGTTCCCTTAAAATCTGTAGACACAACCGTCGTTGCATTCTGAATCGAACTACCTCCCATTACATAGAATCGCTCTTCCTGCTTGTTGGCATAGTAGTTCTTGAATACATCATAGTATGCCAGGAATGGCACGATATTGTAATATCCTGTTTTAGTTATTAAGTTTGCGTTTTTTGGTTCTTTTCTGATGCCCAAGTATTCCATTATACTTGCCTTCCCGCTCCTTCTCTTATTCAGCCACATTCCAGCTTTCGGCAGCTTTACCTTGCTCATATCCAGTCCGATATTGAGTGTGTTGTTATGCAACATTGCGTTGTACAGCCTTATTGGACAGGTAAATACATCTGCTTGGAACTTGAAATTTCCGAACAGCGGTCCGATAGTCGGATGTGTCATGATTTGTGCGTCCAGGTCAATCTCAAATGTATCTCCAGGTAATCCGATTAGCTTCATGAATGGTACCAGTGTGCCTACTCCCATAGGGCTTCGCCAGGCACTTGACAGGTTGTGTGTGCTTCTTCCGTACTCCTTGAGGGATACCGACATTTTGTCGCTATCTCCTAGTGTGTTTTTTCCTATGTTTACTTTCATACTTCTTGAACTTCTTTTGGTCTATAATCCTTAAGAGCCTTAGCAATAGCAAGAGCAATTTTACAATATTGTTCATAATCAGGTGTTTCTAGGTCATTTAAACACTCTTCTTTTGTTTTGAACGTTTTACGTGAAACAATTGTGTTGCCAATTACGGCAAACCATGTATCTTCGTCATGTTCTCTAGCCTTAACAATTCTTGTGATTCCCTTGTAAATTTCGGTAAATTCAACGTTTTCCTTGTCCATTGTTCATATCCATATTAAAGTTAGTACTATCATTTTTTTGCGTCGCCTCATTTTCCTGCGATACGGATTGTGTGCTGTTTTGATTATTCTTCTGAATGTTGAGACTTACTACGCATCCTCCTAGTGTTGCTGCTATAATCCATGCTACAACCATAATTTTAATTAATTTTCTTTCCTTGTTACTTTTAGCATTCTCCATGATTTTTTGTTCATTTCTGTTAAATACTTTCCTAACTCCTTGTAGTTTCCACAGGTGGTCGTTAGGTTCACCACCTGTCCTGTTATTTCGTTAACGAATTCGATTTCAAATATAATAAATAATTTTACTTCTTCCATTTTTTTAGAATTATTTTATACTGTACACGGGATACCATTCTCCATTGACCTTTTTTGACAGGATTCCTATCATGAAATTTTTAAATCTTTTTTTAAATTCTTCAATCGTTGAAATTGCTATTTCTCTCTTGTAGAAATCTCTCTCTACAACTTCATTTGTTGTAAAAATTGTAATTCTGTAAGTTTGTTCCATAATCGTAAGTTTTAATTGTTTTTCTGTATTACAAATATAGTCATTTTTTTTGAAAACACAAAGTTTTTGAGCATTTTTCTATTATAATCAAATAATATTTTTTCTATTAAAAATAAATCTATATGTATATGATAGCCTGTTGAAATTGTTCATAACTGTGTTAATTCATTTATTTTCAATCATTTATCTTGTTCATAACTTTGTTCATAACTTTTCATTTATTTATTTGCATTGTTCATAACTTTTTTCCTATAGTAAAATATTTCATTATTCCAAAATTTAAGCATTTATTTTATCAACAAGTTATTAACAGGTTTATTAACCGATTTTACTAGGTTATCAACAAGTTATCAACACCCACAAGCCGAATACCTGGAGGCTTACATATAGTTGGCAGCATGACCACCCGCGAGTGCTGTCGCGGGTAGCGAGCTAGCCTCGCGTAGTCATGTTAATAAGCGCGGCCTATGGCCGCCTACCTTCTAGTCACTCAAGGATTTCAGGAATGGTGAAGCTTCCGAGACCTTAGCCTTGCCTGACGCATCTTCTCCAGCCTTGCCTTGACTTTCTCGCGTTCCCAGTCCTCTGGCTTGTCTCCGTATAGTTGTTCGGCTCTTTTTTGGTAGTATTTTGTCAGATTATCCCATTCTTCCAGATTATCTGTGCTTACCTTCTCCCCCGCTATATACCTGTAACCTCTTTCCTGCTTTATTATCCATAGTCTCTCTCGTTCTTCTTCGGTATATATCTTGTCATGGTAATATTTTGGCAATGGTAATTCATTTCCATCTTCCAGCTTGTAGGTCTCTTTTGTTTCCTTGCCTTTGTAACGGTTTCTCTTGGCGTTATAGCTTGTTTCGTATCGGCATCCTATCCCTGCACTGCACATTACTATTCCTCTGAAATCAGGCCATTTTTCGCATATCTTTAACATGTATTTAGTTACATATGCAATTGTTGTCTGGTTAACGTAATCTCCTATGTAGGTATATCCGTATCCCCATTGGTCTATTCTTTCCCTTGGACACCATACTATTCCATGCAGGTGTATTCTACCATAGTCTTCTCCCTTCTCAGTCACCATCCAGTGTCTGATGGACTTTTTCGTTTTTTTCCGGATTCTTTCCAGCCATCTTCTCACAGCCACCTTGCACATCTCGTTTTGTTCGGTATAGTTCAGGTTTTTCTTACTTTTTTTAAATAGCTCCCATGACAGTTTTTGATAATTCTCTTCGTTGAATGTCAGTGTGATAAATAGTGCATCTGGATTGTTTTTCAACTCTTCGGCCAGTCTTATTCTCCAGTTTCTTGCTTTTTCTTTTCTGCATTCGATACATTTCCCGCACTTTGTCGGCACATATCTTAATCGTTCATCCTTGCATTCCGGTACATTTCCTTGATTTTTTTTTGTGTACATGTACTTTCTGTTTAATATGTATTTGGTGTATAGGCACATAGTATAATTGTTTCACGTGGAACATAAATAAAAAAAATAGAACAGCACGATGTATGTAGCATTATGGTCTGGCGCGCTTGCGTGCCTGACCTCTGGTGCATACATTGTACTGTTCTTAGCCGCGCGGCGATTGCGCGCCACATAGTAGCGAGTTCCGCATGGTGCGTTAGGGATAGTAGGCGAGTATGGCCTTTAGGCCATTTGTCTGAGCCGGATAGCCCGACCCCCTTGCGGGGTAACGCCCCCTATAATTTTTCTACAATCATCTTGATGACTTTTCCAAGAAGTCTTGCGTAATTTCCCTGTCCTGTCATCTCTTCGAGCATTTTGCTGAATGCCTGATCCTGATCCAGTTCCCAGTCTTCTCTTTCGTATTTCTTCATTAACAGTTGGAGTTCCTGTGTCGGTTTTTTCAGTTCGTCCAGCTTTCCTTGCGCAATGAGTCCTATATCATTGCTTAGCTTGTCGAGTATGTCTTTTTCGAATAGCATTTTCTTTTCGTCGTGAGACAGTATTGCCATGTCTCTCTTGAAGGTTCCGTAGTATTTTTCTATTACCGTATCTTCCCATCCGTGAGACTTTCCATTTTCAAACCATTCGCTTGACTTGATGACTTTGTTTAGGTCGTCCTGGAACTGTGCAATTCTGGTCTGTACTTTCTTGTTGTCCACATTTGCCTGTATAAGCTTGATTGACTCCTCGGTCGCTTCTGCTGTTTTCTTTAGATTCTCGATTTTCTGTTCCACTTCCTCGGTTTCTTTCTTGTTCTTCCTTACTTCGGCTACTTTCTTTGTCAGTTCTATTCCTATACCTACCAGATTTTCAACCTTTTGCGCGGTTGTTTCGCTTCTTGTTTTTTCGGCTTGTGCATTTATCAGCGCTGTTTGTGCAGCTGTCTGTTGTGCCTGTAATGCTACTTGTAATCCCATTGGCTGCATTGCTGTCGCTGGATTGACTGTTGCACCGTGTGCCTGACCTGGACTTCCTGACCCTCCATTTAGTAGTGCCGGATTCAGTCCTGCAGCTTTCATTTGCTTCACCTGGTTTTCGTAGCCTGTATAGTCAAACATCTCCTTGGCATATTCCTGACTTTTCTCGGCTGCCTCTTTATTCCACTGGTTTTGCTGCTCCATTCTTCGGTCTTCGTCTTTACTTTGTATGGCATACATTTCTCGTCCGTATTCCATCTGTTGTTGCTGGAGTTCTCTCTGAAGTTTTCTGTCCTTTGCGCTGCTTGCTGCTCCCGCTATGGTTCCTGCGAGCCCGGTAATTAAACCGCTACCTCCTTTGTCCATGAAGTTTAAAAATCCCATAACTTGATTGTTTTCGCGCTTTTTCAAAAGCGAGGTTCTTACACTAGATTATAATGGCTACGTGCGTACCCGAAGGTACGCATGACTTATTGAAGTCCTACTGTCATGTAGGTTGCCCAGCAGCATTTGCTGCGCCGCCTTGAGCGGTATCTATTTTTTCTTCCCTATTTGAAGGTTGTTGTCCTTTTGCAATACGTTCCTTGTTTACTCTATCCATCGCGCTTTGTGCAATATCCCACTTGTCTGCTCTTACATCGTATTGTGGCATTACCCCCTTTTCCTTAGGTGTGTAGATTAATGGTGAGGTATCCTTGATAGGTTCGCCTGTTTCCACTAGTTTCTTACATCTATCCTCGATGGATTGTCCTTCGTATGATTCCACCCCGAATTGGGTAAAACTTTTTGTAATGATTCTTGGCTTTCCCATATTGTTTACATTAAAGGTATTTGTGCTGCGCTCATAACGCGTCTTGCAATAATTCTCTTTCCGATTTGCACCCAGAAGTCTCTGTTTGTATCCGTGTTTGTTGCGAAGATATACGTATAGTCTTTCGGTGAGATATATGTACTAGGATTGGCAATCTCTCCTGTTTCTTCGTCCACGTCGTATACTCTGTTCAGTACCATGTAACTTTCGGCTTCTCCTGCGGCAAAGTCTGCATATGTCTTGTTTACATCTGTCATGTAATTTAGCCATGCAGGTTGCTTTCCGATTGCGTCATATGTATTCGTCAGCCCGTTCATCTGATTGCTTAGCAAGTCCTGATATCCGATTCCGTCCAGTTGTGGCTTGTGTAAGTCGTCCATGGTTTTTAGCTGCATCATATCCCAGTCATTACCCTGTGAGTAATCTACGTTCGGTGTGATACTTGCAATACCGATAATGTAGCATGGCTCGTTACACTTGATTACGATTTTGCCACCTTTTTTCCCTTGGTTAAATCCACGTCCTGCCAGGCTGCCTAATGGTTCTTCTACTCCGCTCGCTGTTGATGCCGAGTTTGACACTACTGCTTCAAAATCGATTGTTGTTGACATACCGCCTTCGTATACTGGAGTTTCAGCTCTGAAATAATAGTCTGTTGTGTATACGGTTTCGATCCAGTCTTTGTAACTTCCGCCGCTGATTGCGATACGGTTCAGCATGTTGTACACTTTTTGTGCTAAATTCAGTGCGTCCAGATTAAGCTTTCCTTCGCTTACGTCTACGTCCGTGACTGCGTTGATTCCGTTGTCACCATCTACCCACTCTTTGTTGACCCAGTTGTTAAATAGGTCTGACTGATATGTTTTCAGGCACAGTCCGCCCATCTCCAAATTCCCGATAGGAGGAATACTTTGAGGAGTATCAGCTTCCTCTGGATTACTAGAGAATAGTATACTGTAGATGAATAGTGACTTTAGTTTTTCATCACTTTCTTTGTCTATACGAATTTCTTCGCGTCCTTTGCTCAAGATATATTCCCTTAAGTCATCAATCTCTGTTAACGGAAATGAACTTGTGTATTTACTTGTGACTGTACCTTGTGCGATATTTTCGGTTGTTCCTTTAAGGGTTATACTTGTTCCTGACCCTCCTTGCAATACTTTTGATGTTCGGTAATAAGTTCTTGCTCTTGTTTTTATTACCACTTTGTTTTTTTCGACACTTACTGTATCATATGAGATTCTGCCTGCGGTGTCTACTATGTATAAGTATATAGGTTGTGTATCGATTATGAATTTTACTTTTTTTATATCTTCCAGCTTTACATCTGTTCCTGTAATTGTTATTGTAGATGGTTTTGAACAATCTAAGGTGTCGTTGGCGTACAAAGTTATTTTTCCTGTAAAATCTTCGGATACAATGGTCGTTGCATTCTGAATCGAACTACCTCCCATTACATAGAATCGCTCTTCCTGCT